TTTCAGAAGTCGAAGGACATCACGCCCGACGGAATAGTCGGACCGAAGACGTGGAAGGCTCTTCTTACGTCATTTTAAGAAAGGATTTTTGAAAATGAGCGAAAAAACCACAAAAACGAAGAAAATAATGTCAAAAACAAGCAAAAAGACGGCGAAAGAGCCCGAGGCTGAAGTCAAGGAATCTCCCAAGACTATCACCGCGATAGTCGCGACTGATCGCTATCCGCTCAATATTCGGAATGCAGCCGAATCTGATTCAAACATCATCGGCCAGATTCCGAAGGGAGCCAAGATCAAGATCCTCGATCAGCCTATCAATGGCTTCTATCAGCTCGCCGATCAGCCGGGATTCGTCCTCGGTTCGAAGCTCAAGATTTGAGAATCCTACGAAGTCGCGGATCCTCCAAGTAGATTCAAGATCATAAGATAAAACTCTCCTGATATTCATTGTTAACACCTCACCCGACCGCGACCGGGTGAGGTCTTTTTTTTATTGCTCGAAAAATTTTTCGAAAAAAGCAAAAATAGTATTGACTATATGTCATATATAGTATATACTATAAACATAAACAGAGAGGAGATCAATGAAATGACTATTTATACAGTATCAAGATGGATTTTCAATCAGAAGCAGGCAGATGTTAGTATCTATGACAACGAGATCATGGATTGTACAGAACTCAAGAATGGAATGCCCGTAGATATGAAGACAGCCAAGATCAGCGTCGTAAACGTACTTCGCGAGACCGAGAAGGCTGTTAATATCGAAGTCGAACTTTTCGAAGGCAAGACGTGGAGAATCTGGATGCCAAAGTCACAGATTGTTAACATCGAAGAGGCAGCTTAATATAAAAAACCGAGCCGGGGCGGTTCCCCGGCAAATAATAAATAGATCAGGAGGATCAAAAAAATGAAGTTCACAGCAATTATTAGAGACAGAGAGACAGGCACACTTATCGACGAGTTCGCGACAGTGGAAGAGGCAAGAGTCGAGCTTCAGAAATATGAAGAGCAGGATAAGGCGGACGGCACATATGAAGAAGACTTCTACGAGCTCATCGAACTTGAAGACTTGAGCGATATGCCCTTCGAGCTCACAGGAGATCTGAAAGAAGCTCCGAGCAAGGCTCTCGTTGACTATCTTGCGGAAGGCTACAGAATAAAAGACGGCAAGAAGATCCCTTGTGAAGTCGGCTTTACGATCTTCAGCGATGAAATCATGGCCACTCACATCTTCGTCAAAGAGACTTGGACCGATGACGGGACTCACTATCTGGCAGAGACGATCGAGCGAGACTCTTACTGCTGGAACTATCCCAAAGTCGAGAAGATCCTCACAGCCGGCAGATCAGCCGATAAGATGGAAAATATCAAGGAAGTGACTTGGAAGAAGCTGATGATGATCCCTTACGATGGTCCCATCGAACTCCCGGAGATCATCAAGGCGATCACAGACTATACAGATTTCTATACGGAAGACGACGAAGAAGAGATCGTCGAGGCTATCGAAGAAGGCTATATCACATTCGAGGCTGACGGGATCATCATATGGGGGGCATGATCTATGAACGAATCACAGAAGAAGGCTCAAGAAGCCTATGACAAGAAGTGTAAGATCGTCACGATCAGGATAAATAGAAATACAGAGTCCGATCTCATCGAGTGGTTCGAGAAGAATCCCGGGACCGCCTCGACGAAGATCAAGCAGATGATCAGAGATCTGATCGAATAAGAAGACCGCCTCCGATGATTCGGAGGCTTTTCTCGGTCAAATTTATGGTCAAAATTAGTCCACAGGAGGCGGACTGAGGCAGATTGACGAATCGAAAAAGCCTTATTTTACGGACATTTTCGGCAGAATTGCCGATACATATAGGGGTTCGAGCCCCGTATGCTCCACCAACGAAAAACTCGGAAGTATAAGGCTTCCGAGGCTTTTTTATTTTCCCTTGGTCAAATTTTGGTCAAAATTGAATTTCAAATCAATTATCTTCGCTGCCCTGTCGGAATCTCCCTCGATGATATGGCCGTAAGTCCCGAAGGTATCCATTGAGACAGAATGGCCGACTATATCCTTAATCATCTGTTCGGGCATGACATTCTTCATCATCGAGATGAACGTATGGCGCAGGGAGTAGACCGTTCCGGGAAGATCACGTTCGATCTTGAGAGCGTTCCATTGTTTTCTCATCGTGGACTGACTTCCGGGGTTGCCATTAAGATCGCAGAAGATCCAAGGGGTGTGCAGTTTATGGTCTTCGTTCCTCCGAATGGTCTTGCGTAAGATAGAACGGGCAAGAGCTCCGATCGGAACGAGCCTCCGAGCATTATCGTTCTTTCCTTCCGTGATCTTCTGTCTCGCGTTCACGGCTCTTCTGATACAAACGCACGATCCCGTGACATCGTCGACTTGCAGGCCGAGAGCTTCACCCGGTCTCATCCCCGTGATGGCGAGGAAGCAGAACAGGGGATGATACCATTTATCGGACGGTTCGAGAAGCCTCTGAATATCGTCTTCTTGGAGGATCTCTTTTTCAGCCCGGGCATGACCGACGGGGATATACAGTTCACCTCGGAGGAGCTCACACTGATAGTCCTGATAGCCGAACTTGATGATCCCCATGATCATCCCTCGGAGATTCAATAAGGTCTTATGCGCTAACGGCTTGCCATTCGCCCCTGTCGCGCCGTTTATAACGGCCTGCCAATCACGCTGAGTCATTTTACAGATTTTCTTCGAACCGCAAACAGGGGCAACGTAGAGCCGAATATAGCACTCATTCTGAACGTAGGCTTCGCAGCCTTTGCCTCGACGGGCTTGGATGTCGTCGAGATATTCTCGGGCGACCTGATTCACCGTCTTCTCTCCCGAGCCTTCGCCATAAAGCCATTCGTGGTAGAGCCGTGTGACTTCTTTTCGCCCTTTCGCTCCGGGTGTCTTACATGAGAACGAATGAGTCTTACCGTCTTGCATCACTCTGATCCGCCATCTCTGGCCGTCCCATTTAGGCTCGTTCATTCCTGATCACCTCCCCGAATTGATATCAGATACTTGATATATCGCTCGACATCGGTCTTTTCTGATGGAGTTAATCGGTCGAAGAGGACCGTGACTTCGCTGGCGGTAGTATTCTCCTGTTTATCCTCATATCCCATAAGCCAGACATAATCGACGTGGAGAGCGTCGGCAATCTTGATGAACGTCTTAAGCCTCGGCTCGATCTCGCCCGATAGAATCCGCGAGATCCCTGACTCACTGATCCCTGCTTTATTGGCAAGATCCCGAGCGGATAAGCCCCATTCGTTCATCTTCGTTCTGATTCTTTCTATCCTTAAATCCTTAATATCCATAGACTGTCTCCTTATCTTGTTACGATTATATTACAATACTCAACTTTATGCAAAAATGCTTGAATTTTACTCAAACTTGAGTAAAATCAAATTATCACACACGAAAGGAGGATACAAATGGACGATCTAAAGTTCTTGATTAAGGCGAGGTATGGTAGTGTCGCGAAGTGTTCCGAAGCAACAGGAATATCGACAGATACTATCAACCGCAGACTCAAGGATCACGATTGGAGAATGTCGGAGGCTGACACTCTGATCAAGGCTCTGAATATACCGAAGTCCTCGATATATCTTTATTTTTTTGAGCCGATGCTTGAGAAAACTCAAGAAATGAGGCAGGGATGATCGCCCCGACATATCCCGCACTCGGTAGATATTTCCATTCACAGAAAGAATTAGCGGAAGCAGCCTGCATGAGTGAGCGGAAGATCAGGGACATCATCAAGGGCAGAGCGGAGTTCACAAAAGCAGAGCGCATGGCGATAGCCAGAGCGATCAAGCTGAAGGAGCTACGCATCGAGATCGAGGACGATCTCGACGAAAGATTCAAGATTTAGGAGACATCTATGAAGACTTTATTACTTTTAACAGTCATCGGCACGATGATGATCACAGTCGGACTTCTCGGTCTTTACGTCAACACGACTTACAGAATCAGACAGATCGAGAAGGAACTCAAGTCCCACAAGAAGGATATCAAGCAGAACAGAACAGATATAGCAATCTGTAAAGAGAGAGCAGCGCAGGAGTCGGACCACATCGTCATCAAGCACGAATGGAATGAGGTTTCTGGCATTCGCTATCCGAGTCAGGAGGTGTGATATGGCTTCTTTATACGAATTAAGTGGCGACTATGCCAAATTCTCGGAACTCATGGAGATGGAAGAGCTCGAGCCGGAAATGCAGGAAGCTCTTGAAGAGGCTCTTGACAATCTCGGCGAAGACATTGAATTCAAGCTCGAGAACTACGCGAAGATCATCAAGAACTTCGAGTCCGATATCGAGGGCTTAAAGACGGAAGAGGCTCGACTTGCTTCAAAGCGTAAGACGAAGGAGAACGCGATCAAGAACATGAAGGAGCGCATGACGTTAGCGATGCAGCAGACAGGAAAGCTCGATATAAAGACTCCACTGTTCTCGTTCAAGGTGCAGAAGAACACTCCGTCAGTCGTCCTGGATGTTCACTCCGTCCTCGATATTCCCGAGAAGTACCGAATCCCACAAGAGCCAAAAATCGACAAGAAGCTCCTCAAGGCTGATATCGAAGCAGGCGAAGACCTTGACGGAATCGCCCATATCGAGCGTTCAGAGTCCATTAGGATCAGATAGGAGGTCTGTTATGGCAAATGAAGACTATCTCGACATGATGAACAGCATCCTCAATCCTCTTCGCGAAGAGATCGAGAAGGAAGACTCACAGAAGATCCAGATGATCGGCTCTCAGTTCGTGGAGCTTCACACGGAAGAGATCGGGAACCCCATTCTCGTGAATGTCGACCAGATCGCAGTCGTTGGAGAGACGGACGGAGGAACGATGATCACACTCTCGACTGTCGAGGACGATACACCTGTCACGATCTACGTTCGAGAGTCCTACGAACAGATAAAATCCACACTCAAATTTTTATTCAGGAGGTGAATAATATGCCGAAAAAGGAAATGGTGTCCTTTACCGATGATCTTCAGAAGCGCATCACCCGCAAGGTTCGTCGCACACTAACAGAACAGAACACAAGAATCGCCAATAAAACGAAGGTGTCCGTAGATACGGTCCGTCGATGGAGAAGAACTGGACTGATTCCTTATGAATCCCTTCTTAAGATTGAAGACTGGTTGAACGAGAAGGCTCTCAAGGCAGAAGTCCCCGACAATATCTCGATCGACGATCTCAAAACTGATCTAATCGAAACGACTCCAGAGATTACCAAAGATTCTGACCCGCATCTCGTCGCTACTGAGTCCTTCTTAGCTGAATGTTCGGGCCTTGCCTACAAGGATCCGTCAACGTTCATGAACAATCTCAAAGAACTTATCATTTTCGACTTATCAGGAGGTAAATCATGTCATTAACGATTAGAAAAGGACCGCAGGCGCGCTCAATTCGCTGCGTCATCTACGGTCCAGAAGGTATCGGCAAGTCAACACTTGCCTCACAGTTCCCGGACGCGGTCTTCATCGACTTTGAACAGGGAACTGACACGATGGATGTCGCCCGCTTCGAAAATCCCACACACTTCGACGGGCTCATCCTTTTACTTAAAAGTATAGCACAGGAGGATGTCTGTAAGACTGTCGTCCTCGACACGGCTG